TGTCGGATTCGCGAACTTCCTGCTCACACTGGACGAAAGCATGCATTGCTGATCGCTCGCGTTTGGCAGTGACAACCTTTCGGAAATCACCGCCAGAGTCTTGCGACTCAGGCAAGGCGATCTTGCTAAACATCAGCGTTAGCCGACGTATAGCATGGATTGCATCAATACACGGATCGTCCAGAAGCACACCGCTAACTGGATTGAACACACGTCCAAGGAAACCTTGCATAAAAACAGGGAGACCAGTAAGACGATCCCGCCTAAAAGCGGGAACGTCCGAAGGGACGACGAAACCTTGGTCAAGCCACTTTTGGGTAGCTTTTCCAAAGTCCGCCAGGGTTATCGCAAGAAACGATAGCCCCTCGTGTTCAAACCGACTCGAGACAGTTTTTATGTCTCGAGTGGCGCTAGTGCAGCATCGTGCGGCCAGATCATCTGCCGCACAGGACCAGAGTGACATCAGGCTTTTCACTGTCCCCTCCTTTCTATGGGAGGGTGTACAGATCCATAGCTGACGTTCACTACCACATCATCATTAACATCCGTTATTGATGAGGGTATCTCCAACCAGATAGAAAGCATTAACGACTGCCACGACGCCAACTAAGGTTTTTGCACCAAAGTTGACACGTGGGTCGTTATCTCCGTTGCGACGACCACCAGCAACATGCCGGCGGGTATCGTTTCGAAGAGACGGGACCTTGCGAGGGTACCGTCCTCTTTCTTCTGGAGATGCTCCTTCGTGACTAGAATTGTAAGGGGGACGAACGATTTAAGATTCGCCTCCCAGCAACTTCACCACGAGGGCATCCGAAGACGCCGAGATAAGGGTTTTGAAGCCCGTATACACGGCAAGTGCCTCGGCATTCGTAAACCCGGCAGGCGGAAGGTCGACCACCATGTACACAGACATGGACAGTTCGACATTCTCCGCAGGCCGGAACGGATCCGGGGAGATCTTCGTGAAGTCGAGCCGCACCATCCGGCGAGTCCGCTTCCCATAGTCATGGGAAGCGATTAGCTGGAGGTTTCCGTCCGCACTCGTATACTCGCTCGAGTCCTCTTCCACGCTGGTGCGTGGGAGGGCCGAGGTCGTAGACGAGATTGTGACGGAAAGCGGTTCGGTGAATGACATCAGCATCACTCCTAGGAACTCGAAAGTTCCCTTTGGCGTTGGTAACGCTAGCAACTACAACTGCTACTACTTCTTATGGGTTACCCCAAGAGAAGTAGCAATGGCAATTTGCCTAGGAGACAATTGTTCCCAAGCAATGCCGAAACCATACGGTGATGCGCGACGTCGAACTTTCCGTTCAACGGAAAGGGTGACAGTCGGTGGAGTGGATTTTCCGACAAAACCTGTCGGGCCCACCCACGTATAGGTGTTAGAAGCAATAACATGCTCCATAACATACCCATACAGCAACACCTGGCCATCGATTGCCCAATTGGACCAGTTTTCAAGGCTGGTCCCAATATTGGAAAACCAATCGATAGCCCAGCTCCAGGGCGACAAGTTCCAGATAGTATCTGGAGTCAGCGACAAGCCAAGTAGTTTCTTGGCAAGTATGACATCCCGTGCTACACCAGCCTTCCCGGTTGAACCCCGGGGAGGAATGTAGTACGAGAAGCCTCCGCTGAACCATTGCTTACGACGAATAGTCGTAACAACAATGACCTTGTTGTCCACCACGGCATTCCGGTCCAGGTCAAAACCTGAACCGGACGGATTCATCCACGGCCGAGTATTCTCTCGAATAACTCGACTTGATGTGGATTCGTGGTCAGGGAACTCATACCGGCGGCGCACCACCTTGCCTGAATCTCTATCATACTGAGCAATAATATCCTCAGCATGAAGGAGAGCCTTCGAAAGTTTACGAAGGTCAGACATAAGTGGCTTCCAACCGAATTCGTAGTTCAAGTGCTCCTCGGCAATAGACTTTCGTCTTTGCTTAGAAGATTGCTTGGTCCACGACTTGAAGGCGTTACCGATAAGATGTGGAATACCATCTTTAACGATCTCGCCAATCATGACGGTTAGATCCGCGGTGGGGTTGGAAGGGGCGCACCGACCAATGGCTTTATTCCCAAGGCTGGCAAGTTCTCCTTCTGAGGAGAAACCAGCAGTGGGGTATTCCATGAAGTTCGGTGCAATAGGCGACCATGGACCCTTGTAAAAGGCTCCAATGGTGTCCCCGAAACGGGGATCGCCTTCCCTGTAGGAATGCTCTAGTTGGATTTCTCCAATGCCAGAGCTCCACTTCTTGTAAGAAGTGAAATTTCCTCCAACATCACCGGCCCAAACACCGCGTTTGCGGTGCTTGAACCCGGGATGATTTTCGGACTCAGTAATCTGAAGTCCGGAAAGGTAGGGCGTAATAGCGAACGTATTATCAGTGGTACCCTCTACTTTAGAGGAATTACCAAAGTAATCCGTCCGCGATGACCACCACTTGGACCTCATCGGTCCAGCGATGGGCATCTCTCTGCTTTTCACAGAGATACTGCGACCTCCTTTCAGCCTGAAGAACTTATGGTTTCTAGAGACAAAATCTCTAGATCCCCGGAAGAACTTTCCGGGGGCAGCTGCTGTACTGCGCTCGGGGCCCGCAAGGGCC